GAATATAGCGGTAAGGTTCAAAAAAGAATTGATAAGCTTACTCGGAAGGTGCGGGAAGCAGAAAGACAGCAAACTGCGGCACTTGAATTTGCCAAAGGTGTTCAAACAGAAAACCAGCAATTAAAACATAGAGTCTCCAGCCTTGATGCTGGTTATGTAAATGAATATGGAGACAGAATAGCTACTGAACAGGCTTCAGTGACAAAAGACATGCAGGAAGCCGTAGCTACAGGAGATAGTGCCAAGCAGGTTGAGTTAAATAAAAAGGTTGCTCAACTAGCTATCGAAGAAGAAAGAGTCAGAGCTGCTAAAATAGAGCAAGAGAGACAGGCTAAAATAGCCCAATCAAATACTCAAAGCCCTTCGCCTCAGACACAACAAGCACCTCCTGTAAGAACAGACCCTAAAGCAGCCAAATGGGCTTCCAATAACGAGTGGTTTGGAGAAGATGATGCAATGACGTTTGCAGCATTTGGAATTCATAAACGACTTGTTGAAGAGGAGGGCTTTGACACAAGCGCTCCGGAATATTATGATGAGATTGATAAAAGAATTCGGGAGGCTTTTCCGCATAAGTTTGATGGAGAAGTTTCCGTATCAGAGAGCCGCCGTCCTCAACAGACAGTTGCATCTGCCGTTCGTACCAGCGGAACTGGTCGCGCAACAGTAAGACTATCACCAAGTGAAGTTGCTATTGCCAAAAAATTAGGGGTTTCCCTAGAAGAGTACGCTAAACATAAACACAATATGACGTGAAGAGGCACACTATTATGGAAAATACTACTGATAGGACTTCTCGCGCTGCCAAGACTAGGGCTGCAAAACCACGCCGCAAGCCTTGGCAACCTCCGTCCTTGTTAGACGCACCGCAACCACCTGAAGGCTATGTTCATAGATGGATCAGAGCTGAAGTAAGAGGTTTTGATGACCGAAAAAATGTTTCTGCCCGACTTAGAGAAGGCTGGGAACTGGTACGAAAAGAAGAGTACCCGGACTTTGAAGCTCCTACTATAGATTCTGGACGTTATGAAGGTGTCTTTGGTGTTGGTGGCTTATTGCTGGCTCGTATTCCAGAAGAGATTGTTATGGAAAGAACTGACTATTTTGTGCAGCAAAATGAAGATGCAATGCAAGCAGTTGATAATGATCTTATGAAGGAAAGTCAGCATCCCTCGATGGCAATTCAGAAACCTGAACGTCAATCGCGTATTACTTTTGGGGGTCCTAAGAATAAATAGGACTCATTGTATTAACTCTTTGCTTTGAGGAGCAAAAAATGGCAAATACCAATGGAAGCTTTGGTTTGCGCCCCATCAGCAAGATGGGAAGCGCAGCAAACTCCACAGGTTTGTCCAACTACTCGATGTATGAAATTGCCAATGGCAATACTAGCAAGTTTTATCACGGCGAACCCGTGATTCCACTAAGCACCGGCTTTATAGATGTCCCTGGGGCAGCAGCCGGTGGAACAGTTGGTTTGCTAGGTGTCTTTCAAGGTTGTGAATACGTTGCGAGTACCACTGGAAAGCCTACGTGGAGTAACTACTGGCCCGGTTCTGGGGCAGATAGTAACCACCCGATCAAGGCGTATGTAAATGATGATCCAATGCAGTTATATGTAATTGCAACGGATGCGTCATGGACAAGCAAGGCTACGGCTCGCGCCGCAGTTTTTGCAAACGCCAACTTTTCAACCGCAATTACAGGGACTGATGCTACAGGCCTATCTCTTGGGCGGTTGGCAATTAGTACGATTGCAACTACCGCTGCACTCCAAATGAGAATAATGGGTTGGTTAGAAGATGACGCTAACTCCGACTTCTCTGCGGCTGGCATCGGTGCCATTGTCAGGTTGAATAACCACTTCAATAGTAATAACGGTGCTATTGCAGCTGGTACACCTTCAACTACTGGCGTATAGGAGGGTTGAAAAATGGCTATTAGTAGAGCGCAACTCGTAAAAGAGTTGGAACCCGGCCTAAACGCCTTGTTTGGTCTTGAGTATGATAACTATGACAGAGAGCATTCTGAAATCTTCACAATGGAGAGTTCAGATCGCGCTTTTGAAGAAGAAGTTATGCTCAGTGGATTCGGAACTGCACCAACGAAAAGTGAAGGCACTGCCGTCAATTATGACGATGCACAAGAAGCTTTCACAGCTCGGTATACCATGGAGACTATTGCACTTGCATTCTCCATAACTGAGGAGGCTATCGAAGATAATCTTTATGATCGACTAGCTGCTCGGTATACGAGAGCGTTGGCACGTAGTATGAGTCAGACTAAAGAAGTCAAGGCCGCTGCGGTTCTTAACAATGCATTTGACAGCACGTATACAGGAGGAGATGCGAAGGAGCTTTGTGCTACGGACCATCCACTTGTTAGCGGAAGTACTTTCAGAAACGAGCTTTCAACAGCAGCCGATTTAAATGAGACTAGCCTTGAGCAAGCTCTCATTGATATCGCTGGTTTTGTTGATGAGCGTGGATTGAAAGTGGCTGTCAAAGGTCAAAAACTAATCGTTCCAAAAGAACTTCAGTTTACTTCTGATCGTCTTTTGGAATCAACACTACGAACCGGAACTGCTGATAATGACATCAATGCAGTTCGCAACATGGGAATGCTTCCACAGGGTTACACTGTGAACCATTTCTTAACTGACACTGATGCTTGGTTCATCCGCACGGATGCTCCAAACGGCATGAAAGGTTTTAACAGAACTTCTGTAAAAACTTCCATGGAAGGTGATTTTGATACAGGAAATGTGAGGTACAAGGCCCGTGAACGCTATGCGTTTGGCTGGTCAGATCCTCGCGGTATCTTTGGGTCACCTGGAGCATAACGTAAAGGGACTGGGGGGAGCTTGTCTCTCCCCTTTTTCTGGGATTAATAAGCCCTAGCGACTGGCCCAGCAGACGCTTACAAGACACTAGGGCATAACCTTTGTAAGAAGGAACTGTATTATGGCTAATACAACATTTAACGGTCCCGTCCGTTCTGAAAACGGGTTTAAAGTTATTAACGTTGCCGAAGCAACGGGAGCTGTCACTGAGACTTCTTCCCAAGCATCTACAGGCATCTTTGTCAATAAATTTATCAAGCATGTTGGTATCGTTACTGGTGTCACTGTAAACACCACGGCTGGTGATAGTCCTGCTATTGGTGAGTTCACGCAACCAGCTAATACTATCATAACCAATATCAAGATATTCTGTGCCACGGCTCCAGTTATTGGGACGGGCGATATTGGCTACGAAGTTGGGACTACTAGTTCTGGCGCACAGATCGTTGCGGCTGTTACTGACCAGATTCTTGATGGTGGTACTACGGTAGTACTCGGAAATGTGACTTTGCCTACGCTAGTAACTCAGACTGAGAGTGGTACTACTGCCCCGGCTTCTGTTCAGTATGCGTCAGCAGAGAGAACCATTTACTGCAATATTACAAATACGGTAGATGCAACCACGGCAGGTTCTTTCACCTTCATCATTGAGTATGTGCAAGTTGCATAGGTAGGAGCTTATTATGGCTGATGCAGTAACAACTACCACTATAGTGGATGGTGACAGAGAGACCGTTATTTATTGTACGAATACTAGCGATAATTCCGGTGAGTCTGCTGTCACCAAGGTGGATGTTTCCGCCTTGGCTTCGCGTCAAGACGGAACAGCGTGTACTGGGGTAAGGTTGAAGAAGGTCACCTTCTCTAATGTTGGTATGGGCGTAAAGATTCTTTGGAACGCTTCCACCAATGTCATAGCAGCGGAGCTTCCTGCGGATTATTCCGACACATTGGATTACTCTGATATTAGCGGACTTCCAAATGTTGCCGCCTCTGGTGGTAAAACAGGTGACATTAAGTTTACTACTGTGGGTCATTCCAGTGGCGACACTTATTCAGTAGTTCTTTACTGTCTCAAAGAGTATTAAGAGTAAGTCATGGAAGGTCTCGACAGAAGAAATGAGATCGAACTGACTAAGTTAAGAGGAGAGTTGACTCTGCTCGGCCAAAAAATAGACACCATAAAGGGAAACGACTTATTTCACATACAGAAGTCTATTGATGGTATAAATCGTGTGTTATGGGCTGTTGGTCTTTTAGTGCTAGGTCATCTGGGGGTTGCAGTAAAAATGGCTCTCTGGAGTTGATATGAAAGGTTACCATCAATATGGCCGTTTCTGGATCAAAAGACTTTGAACCTGATGTTGCAGAATACATAGAAGAAGCCTTTGAGCGGTGTGGAATAGAGCTGAGAACAGGCTATGATGCAAGAACCGCGAGAAGATCCCTTAATCTTTTATTTGCGGATTGGGCTAATAGAGGATTAAATCTCTGGACGGTAGCAGAGGTGACCCAGACGGTTGCCTCTGGGATAACCGAATACCCATTGGGGACCATTACACTAACGGTAGCGGCTAGTGGAAGCTTCACAATTGGTGAGACGATTACTGGCGGAACAAGCGCGGTAACGGCTTCTGTCATAACGAAACCGACTGCTACTACCATGACTATAACGGTTCCTTCAGGAACTTTTACAGCTTCCGAAACCATTACGGGTTCTTCCAGTTCTGCTACAACTACCGTTAGCAGCGTTCCGTCACTTAGTGATGTCCAATCTTCTGTAGATATTTTATCCGGGGTAGTGCGACGGGACAGCACTGATATAACTATCAACAGAATCGGAAGAGACGATTATCTTCGCATACCCGATAAAACTACAACGGGAAGAACCATTCAATATTATGTGGATCGTTTGATAACACCAGTTTATCGAATTTGGCCTTCTCCAGAAAATAGT